CGTTGCCGCTAACCTTGAGTAGTCGTGGTGACTACCTGTATATGCTGCAGCAATCTCATATACCAACTTGTCCAACTCTTTTGTTGTTACTTCACCTTCTGTTGGTACAGATGTAATTACTTTAATGAAGATTTCGTCAGAATTAACGTTTAGCCCTTTAACGGATTTTTTAATTCTGTTGTATATTTTTTGGGGATTAAATGATACGATCTCCCCATCTCGTTTAATTATTTTTAGTGACATAAATTATATTTTAAAAATCGTCCGTGAATGTTATTGTTTCATTTAATTTGGCTTTTTGATATTCCATTGTTCTTGATTCAAAGAAATTACCTTTTGTTTCAAGAGCAATTTGTTCCATAAATTTAAACGGTTGTTCAACGTTAAAATGTTTACTACAACCAAATTTAAGTAGTAACCCATCAACAACAAACTCAAGGTATTGTTTCATTAAGTTTGAGTTCATACCAATTAACGATACTGATAATGATTCTGTTATAAATTCTTTTTCAATCTCAAGTGCTGATAATAGTATTTCTTTAATTCGTTCTTCTGATGGTTTATTTTCTAAGTGATTATTCAACAAATGTATAGCAAAATCACAATGTAGATTTTCATCTTTAAAAATCAATGTGTTAGCATTACATAAACCTTGCATAATACCCCTAGATTTTAACCAGAAGATAGAACAGAACGAACCTGAGAAGAATATACCTTCAACTGCAGCAAACGCAACTAAACGTTCCGCGAACGACGCGTTTTCAATCCATTCTAAAGCCCATTGTGCCTTTTTTTGTACCGCTGGTAGTCTGTCTATTGCATTAAAACATTCATCCTTTTCTTTTTGATCTGTAATGTACGTATCAATCAATAATGAATACATTAATGAATGAATATTTTCCATTGCCAACTGAAACCCATAAAAGAATTTTGCTTCAGGATATTGTACCTCCCTGTAAAAATTTTCGGCCAAATTCTCATTAACAATACCATCTGATGCCGCAAAAAATGATAACACATTCTTAATGAAATATTTTTCATTTTCCGTTAAACCTTCCCAGTCTCTAATGTCATTTGTCAAATCAACTTCTTCTGCTGTCCAGAAAGCCGCTTGATGTTGTTTATAATAATCCCAAATGTCATTATGTTCAATTGGGAAAATCACAAATCGGTTGGGGTTACTTACTAATATTTTTTCCATATTCTTTATTTTAATTATTTTTATTTTCTCTTTCTTTTCGTTTTTCCAATAACTCCTTAACTCTTTGTCGTTGGCGTTCTTCTTTTTGTTCTTCAATACCAAGGAATGTTGTTGTTGATTCGGTATCAATTTCAATCATACCATTATCAAATTTACAATTCTCAAATACAACACCATCATCTCCAATTCTGGATTTGGTAATGGCAATTGTTGCCAACTTCATTTCTTTTTGTTGTAATGTTTTTGCAACAGTTATAATGACGTGACCCACTTGTGCTTTCTTAATTGAACCTCCCATTTGGTCTGTTGTAACAACTTCTGATGAGATGCTTGCCCGTGAACCTTGGGTTGCTGTCCACCCCACCACATTTAATTCGTGACACATCGCCTCATATGCTCTCATTACAGATCCTTCACTTTTCCATTCGTTACCTAAATCTTTGTTTGGTAGAATACAATCAATATAGTCCAAGACAATCATATCAATCTTAGTTCCGTCAGCAATCAATTTTCTGACCTCATTTTTAATTTGATTCATTGTTACCGTATCCGATGGTATTTTCTTTAAGATTAATTGGTTTGGCATTGTTGATTCAATTTCCTTAACCTTTGCTATTACCTCATCTTTTTTGTCTGATAATTCATCTGGATGTATCTTTGTCCAAAGTGTAAAGTGTTTTCGTTGTATAATCTGTGGATTATCCTCAAAAAAGATTTGTAAAACATTAAATCCAAGGTTATACGCATGGTTTGAAATCTTTGTTAAGATTGTTGATTTACCAACACCTGTTGGTGCCAAGATAACACCCAATTCACCTTTTGCTAAACCACCTTTTAATAGTCTATCAATACCAGGTATTCCCATTGGTATTGGATGTCTATAATCTTCATCTAACACCTGATCTAGGTTTGAAAAGACGTTCATCATAGTGGTATCTTTTGACCCAACCAATAACGCTTCTCTAACCATTTCCTCTAGGGTATCATAATTTTCAAATTCACCCCCATCAATAATCTTTTGTGCTTGTTTCATAACACGTTGTAATTCTTGTTGTTTACAAAATTTCAACGCTTTTTCTTGTACAAAGTCGGCACCCTCAATTGGTGCGTTCTTAATTTTCTTAATTGTATCAAGAACAACTTTAATTGCCGTTTCTTGTTGTAATTCAGACTTAGCCACCTGTTCTAGTGTATCAAATGATGGTGTGTGATCATATTTTTTATGATACTCTTTAATCATTTGTATAATGATTTTAAAGTATTTGTTTTCAAAATAGTTGTTTTCAATCACCTCAATAATTGAATGTGAAAACTCCTTATCTAATACGATTTGGTTAAGTAGTTGGATTTGGAAATTGTTTCCAAGATATTCAAAGTTTTTGTTTGTCGCCATAGTTTTTCTTTCTGTTAGTAATGATAAATACTACTAATATTAGATAAATTGTGGATAGAAATAATTAAAATTTTTACCTGAAAAAATGTCAGTTAACTCAGTAAGTATTGTTTTTAGCCTTGGGCGTAGGTCTACGGTGTATCTTACCTTTGGTGGGTATACTTTCGCATCAAAAACTCTATGACAAATTGTCATATTATCCACCTTAATAAATAAATTAAAATTTTCATCACCCTCCGTTATTGACGTATTTAACACGTCAGGATTTTCCCCAATCTCATATTTGTTTTCCAACATATATACGACAGTTCGCATTTTTAAATTATTTTGTAAATCATTACAAAACATTCTAATATAATCATAAAACTCTTCTGATTTATGGGCGGTTTTATTATAACCCTTTACATTAAAAAATCGTTGTACAACAATATTGTCGTTACACGTTAACAAAAACTCTACTTTTGTTGCTTCTTGTTCTTTCATTTTTACTTTTTTGTTCTGTTTCTAAAATTTGTTTTTTCTTTTCTTGATAACTTTAAAAATGGTTTTAAAAACCCAACCCAAGCGTCATCACCTTTGGGTAAATACTTGAAGAACCCGTCTTCCATCATCATCTTGATTAGATTTCTATAACCCCTACCCTCTGGATCCAATGTCTCGGAGTAATATTCTCTAACCAATTCCTTCCCCTCTTCAGATATTAATGGATCGGCCAAATCCACAATCTTCTCATTCACAATAAAAAACTCATCACCAAAAATACCTTCCTTTGTTCTACCAGTTAAAAGATTTTTTAGCACATTATTGTTTTTATCTTCTTTCAATAACGTTTCGGCCTTTGTTAAAATATCGGTATATTTTACTTCTCTGTCAAGTACTTCAGGAAATAATTTAAGAAATGTTTTTTCACCCAAATAATATATACCATCAATATTATCCGAATTGTCACCAGTTAAGATTTTATATGTCTTAACATTATAATGTGGTATTTCGGACTCATAAAACTTAATGGTATCACCATTTTTATAGTATTTTTTGTGTTGTGGTGAATATATTGACACCTTATCCGAAATAAGTTGTGTTAAATCCCTATCTGAAGAAAAAATGGTCTTCTCTTCATCCTGGGATATCTGACAATAATATGCTATCAAATCATCCGCTTCCGAATGTTCAATTTCCAATTGTCTTACAAACATTTCTTCAAGGTATTCTTTTACCCTTTCTTTTTGTTTTGTAAATGATTGATCCTTAGAGTCTTGATCGTCTTTTTGTTTACGATTCAATTTGTATTTTGGATATAAAAGTCTTCTTTGTGATGAACCAGTTTCACTATCCCAGAATACAATAACTTTATTATAATTGGTTTCTTCTAAAAACTTTCTTAATGTGTTTAAGAAATGCCAAGTACCACCAACGTGTTCACCTTTGTTAAAAAAATCTTTAACGCCATTTATACCGATTTTTAGAAGGTTGTTCGCGTCAATAACTAATGTTTTAGTCATTTACCTCTTCGTTTGATTGGTTTGATAAAACTGGTTCTTTTTCTACAATATAATCAACAAAAAACTCACTAAATATTGCTTCCATTACTGGAACACATATTGAATTACCCGCTAACGCAATATGTGCTCTAGTTGATAGTGATGTTGTTAACATAACGTCAATATCAGAATCTTTAACACCCATAAACCTATAACCCTCTCTAGCGGTAAGTGTTCGTACCCTACCATCTGGTGTCATAACCTGGGGGGATCCACTTGTTGTTAAACAAGGTGAACAAGCCTCTAACGAGTAAATACGTCTCATTTGATCATAATTGATATCGTCACGTCTTGCTACTAATTTACAAACAGTATTTTGTTTTGCTTCGTGTAATGTAAATGGACAATCAACAAACAAAGACTCATCAATGTTACTATCAACAAATGACATCATTGGTACTTTAGGTTTTTTATATCTGTCAACATTCATCATTTTCTGTTTAACATCATCTGGATTACCGTGTAATACCGAAATCATAAAAACCCTCTCTCTATTCTGGGGACAGCCGAAATCAGCACCATTTAATAATCTCCAGTAAGATGAATACCCAAGTCCTCGTAAGAAATAAATGTGTTTTTTAAACGCTTCGTAGTGGTTCTTTGAAACCAGGTTCTTAACGTTTTCCATTAATAAAACCTTTGGTCTATTAACAGACAAAAGTCTTTCAACCTCATACAATAACCCACTTCTTGTACCTTCTTTAATTCCATTTTGAATACCCGAAATTGAGATATCTTGACACGGGAATGAGTATGTTAATAAATCACAACTAGGGAAGTTATTCTCGTTTACTTGTCTAATATCACCCAAGTTACCATTTTGTGTTGTGTGTAGTGCGTCATAACATTCGTTGGCCGCCTTAAAGTTATCACAGTTTGCAATAACATCATAATCCACACCAATATACTTTAATGCCAATTCTTGTGTTCCGTATCCGGAAAATAGTGAAATTACTTTTAATTTATCGTTCATTTGTTTTTTTTTATAAAATATTGTTACTTTTTTTGAGATTGTCAA